TTTAATTGGACAACAGAAAAGTCTGAATGGGATGTTCATATCGACCGTGGTATGATGCAACAACCAGATTTTTCTATACCCAAAGAAAAAAGATATGGATGGGTCTGTGAGTCTAGCTTTATAATACCAGACGTTTATAATTTTTTAATTCACAACCATAAAGTACTGTTTAAAAATTATTATAATAAAATTTTTACATGTGATCAATCTTTATTAGATTTAAATGCTAATTTTGTTTATTGTCCGGTTGGCAGTAATTATCCATGGATTCCTAAAGATCAATGGGGCATACATCCAAAAAATAAACTGTGTTCTATGTTTTGTTCTCCTAAATTGAGAACAGAAGGTCATGCATATCGTCATCAAATTGCTAGACTAGCTTTAGATAATGAATTTGATGTATTTGGTGGAGCACACGGAACATCAAGAACAGTAGTAGACCCGAGAAATCCTTGGAACACTAAAATAGACGGTATTAAAGATTATATGTTCAGTATAGTAATTGAAAATGGAATTTATGATTCATATTGGACAGAAAAAATAACAGACTGTTTTGCAACCGGTACTATTCCTGTTTATTTTGGTACAAAAAAAATAACTGACGTTTTTGATTCAGACGGTATAATTTTTTTAGAACCAAATAAAGAGCAAGAAACATTAGAAACATTATCAGAATCTCTTTATACGAGCAAATTGATCAGTATCGAGAAAAATTTTAAAATAGTTAAATCGTTACAGTTAGCAGATGATTCTTTGTTTGAATTTATAAAAAATTAAATAGGTAAATAATGCACAAAGCAAATATAATTAATGTTGATTATTTTGAACTAGAACCAATATATTTTGATTTTCCTTGTGAACTACATTTTACAAGATTTGGAAGATGTAATCGATTACATAATAATATAAATCCAATACCATTTGATAATCCTGCTGCGTATAAGGTATTTGTTTCATGTAATGAGCCAGCATCTTCTCCAAACAGAGAGCCACCTTTTAGAATAATTGAAAATGCACATCAATACGATTTAATATTGACCACAGATCTAGAAGTGTTAGATCAAGTTTCTAACTCTGTTTTGTTTCCTTACGGAACTACTTGGTTGAGCAAAGCAGGAAAAAAACACAACGACTGTCTTGGTGTTTTTGATGAATCAATCCTAGACGAAGTAAAGGTAAAGGCTAATAATATAAGTTTTATGTCAACCAATCATTTTGGATGTCCTGGTTATGAAATGAGAAGACTTATATGGAATAACCGACATTTAGTAAAACCAAAAACAGTTTTTTATTCTAGTACAAGATTTGTCACAAATCAACCATCATGGAACGGTATGAAATTTTCAGATACTACTCACGATGGTTTACTGCCAAATGATGATAAAATTAATTTATTCAAATCTATGTTTAGTATTGTGGTAGAAAGCAATCAAGAGCCGTGGTATTTTAGTGAAAAAATAATTGACGCACTTTTAACAAAAACAGTTCCAATATATTGGGGTTGTACAAATATAGGCAATATTTTTGATCAAAAAGGTATATTATCGTTTAATACAATACATGAATTTTTTGAAAAAATTAATAGTATAAATGAAAATACGTACGAAGAATTAAAACCATATATTGAAAAAAATTATGTTATTGCCAAACAGTATGGAAGATCAATTTTCGATCGAGCTAAACAAACAATAGAAAGAGAAAAAAATAAATGCACATCTTAAAAGAAAATGTACTTTGTACCATAATGATTTTGTCGATTCCTTCGAGAATACAAAAGCATTTAATTCCATTATACGAAAAATTATTAAAACAAGCTGAAAGCCACCCAGAAGTAGAAATTTTATGTTTAATTGACAACAAAAAAATGAGTATAGGCGAAAAGCGTCAATCACTAATAGATATTGCTAGAGGCAAATGGGTGGCCTTTATGGACGATGATGACGATGTAACGGATGATTATGTGAAAACTATTGTTAATGCTATAACACAACAACCAGCTGATGTTATAACTTTTGATCAACATTGTATTGTTAATGGGCAAGAGTTTACCGTAAATTTTGATATGAATAATCCGAACGAAAGGTACATTCCAGGAATGACGCATGTTAAAAGGCCGCCATTTCATATGTGTTTTTGGAGAGCAGAAATAGCAAAACAAGCTAAAATGGAATCGTCTTCATACGGAGAAGATTTTGCTTGGTGTTCGTTGATGTACCCTAAAATACAATCAGAAACTCATATAGACAAGATACTACATCTGTATAGATATAACGACAGAACATCTGAATCTATACAGTATATGAAATAAATAAAAATGAAAAAAGTGATTTCTTTTAGTTTATGGGGGGATAAATCTCTTTACACAATAGGAGCAATACAAAATGCAGATTTAGCATTGAGTATTTATCCAGACTGGACGTGTTATTATTTTTGTAATACTTGCGTACCAGTAAATATAATAGACCAATTAAAACAAAGAACAAACACTAATGTAATACAGATGTCATCAATTGGCGATAATAGATCGGCAATGAATAGATTTTTGGCTATTGATTTTCCGGAAACAGAATATGTAATTTTTAGAGATGCGGACTCCAGACTTTCAAATAGAGAAAAATTAGCAGTAGATGAATGGCTAAAAGAAAATACAGATGTTCATGTGATGAGAGACCATCCATACCATGGTTGGTTCATACAAGCTGGGATGTTTGGTGTTCGGTGCGAAAAATTTAAAGGTAAGATTTATAATGCAATCAACAATTATAATCCATCTTTAGAAAAAACAGAAGATCAAAATTTTATGTCTGCATTTATAAAAAATAAAAATGTTACATATACTGTTCATGATCCTTTTTTTGTAAAAAAACCATTTCCAAAAGGAACTGAAAGAGGAATTAATAATGGTGGTGTTTATTTTGTTGGACAACAAATATTAGTAGAAGATAAAAAAGATATTTACGAATGTGATATTTATTTACCGGATCGTAATTTAGTAGATAGCCATGAAAGCAAAAATATATGACTTATAAAAATTATTCACAAAACAACGAACAAGAATTAATTATTAAATATCTTTTAAATAAAAATATGCATTCAGGAAAATTTTTAGATATTGGTGCATATGACGGCGAAACTTTTAGTAATGTTAGAGAAATCATGTTACAGTTTAATGACTGGAGTGGAGTATTTGTAGAACCTTCTTCTTATTGTTTTTATAAATTATGTGACATGTATAAAATGATGCCAAGAAGAGCAGAATTAATTAATCTTGCGGTAGTAACGGTGATCCGGTAAATCCAAGAAAAGTTTATGTTGGGCAAATCGGTATGAAAGAAATTTTAAATAAATTTGGTCCTACTTTTGATTTTATTAACATAGACGTAGAAGGATATTCGGCAAAACTAGCTCTTCAATCGTGGTTTGATCCTAATAATTACAATTGTAAAATAATCTGTGTTGAAAATGATGGAATGAATCAAAAATTATACAATAAATTTACAAATCTTGGTTATAATTTAATCGAAAACCGATGGGAAAATATGATTTTTGTTAAAGGATAATTAATGATAATTCAAATAACTATGACAAAAAATGAGCTATTTCTCCTTAAAGAAATGCTTCCAATATGGCAAAAATATGCAGATGCTTTTGTTTTTATGGACGACGATTCAACAGATGGTACATATGAATATTTGATGGAAAACAAATATAAATTTAATATTTTAAATGTTTTAAAAACACAACAAATTAAAGATAATCTTTGGATAGAGTCCAATACACGACAAGCTTTATATGATGAAGCTTTTCAATATTCTGGTAATATTATATGTTTAGATTCAGACGAATATTTAGACGGTAATATAACAAAGCAACAATTGGAACAAATTTTAGAAACGTATAAAGATACTTTGATTTATTTGGATTGGATACAATATACGGACCAAAATAAAATAAGAGTGGATGATAAATGGCGAGATCACATAGCAGATAGAATTGGTTCTTATTCTAATAGAACCGCATTTAAAAATGCCCAAATGCACTCAGAACATTTACCGCATCCAGGAAAAGCAATTAAAATTTCTCCTCCACTATTATTCGTTGCTCATTTACAGTGGTTAGATAAAAAAACAGTTGCAGTTAAACAATATTTTTGGAAAGTAATGGATTATGTAAATACTGCTAAGTTTGGTGTAAAAACTACGGATCCAAAAGAGTACGATAAATCTGTAAATGACTTTAATTGGGAGTACAAAGTATTTGACTTTCCTTTAAAAGTAGCGTATAATGTATACGATAAACATGACATTGAAAACAGTTATAAATTTAAATTTATAAAACAAAACATTAAAGAATATAATATTCCAAATTTAAATGATTGGGGTATGGGCATACATTAATTATGGATGAAATTTTAAAAGCAATTGAAAAATTTATAAACGAAAAACACGCGTCTAAAAAGTGGATTGCGGGTCAAGATTGGGTTCAGTACGCTGGGCCTTATTTTGATACAGAAGAATACACAGAATCAATCAAAACAATACTACAAGGTTGGTTAGTTCTTGGAGAAAATGGTATTCGTTTTGAACAAATTTTTCCTCGTTTAGTAGATAAAAATTTTGGTATCCTTACTAACAGTGGTAGTAGTTCAAATCTATTAATGATGTCGGCTTTGACATCTAAACGCCTTACAAACTTTCCCAAAGGCACAAAAGTAATAACTCCTATTGCAGGATTTCCAACAACCATCAATCCTATCTTTCAGGTAGGATTTGAGCCAGTGTTTGTTGATATTGATCTGGATACATTAAATCTTAATCTTGACCAAGTAGAACAGCGAGCTAAAGAGGGATGTAAAGTTATTACTTTTGCTCACGTATTAGGCAATCCTCCAAATATGGATCGTCTCATGGAGATTATTAATGAATACGGACTGATCCTATTAGAGGATTGTTGTGATGCTCTGGGTTCGACCTATAAAGGCAAACCGTTAGGAAGTTTTGGTGAATTTGCAAGTTTTTCTTTTTATCCCGCACACCATATTACCATGGGTGAAGGTGGATTTATTGCTTGCAATACTGCACACCAAGAAAAGGTAGTAAGAAGTTTTAGAGAGTGGGGCCGTGGTTGCTATTGTGTTGGTCAAAAAGCCAATTTATTAAAAAACGGGATGTGCAAATCTCGATTCTCTAATTGGTTACCGGCTTTACCTGATGAAATATTTGACCACAAATATGTTTATGATGAAATTGGTTATAATTTAAAGCCAACAGACTCACAGGCAGCTATGGGTCTTGCACAAATAAAAAAACTACCAAAAATTATTGAGATGCGTAATGCTAATCATGCACGTTTAACACAGATATTTTCTAAGTATGAGCAATACCTCATATTACCAAAAGCAACAGAAGGAGCAGATCCTGCTTGGTTTGCTTTTGCAATAACAATTAAAGATGGTGCTCCTTTTAAACGAAAAGATATTGTAGAACATTTTGAAAGCAATAAAATACAAACTAGACCTTATTTTGCTGGTAATATCATGCTACAACCAGCATATGCTGGAATGATGGATCCACATGAAGTAATCACCAAATATCCAAACGCAAGAAAAGTAACAACAGATACTTTCTTCTTAGGAACTAGTCCGGTTATTACTTCGGAGCAATTAAATTATATTGAACAAGTAGCTGATAATTTTTTTAGTAGAATATAAAATGAAAAATAGAGTATTAATAATGACTGGTGCCTCTTCAATCAATAGGCCACCAGAAGAAACAGATAACACAATAGAAGAAGTATTAGATGCAACATTACCATCTAAACAAAGATACGCTAAAAAATATGGTTACGATTTATTATCAATGAGATCTTTTGGTATTGATAAAAAATATGGGTTTAAAGATACTGAAATTGGTTTTTTAAGAGCTGTTCGCGCTTTTGAAATGTTAGAGTATTATGATATAGTAATGTGGATAGATGCGGATTCAATTATTACTAATGATAATTATGCTATTGAAAATTTTCAATTAAATGAAGATTGTGCCTTTTACGCTTCATATGATTGGATTGGTAGATTTACATTTAGTACTGGTAATTTTATTATACAAAATACAAAACAAACAAATGAATTTTTAAATATATTTTATAATGTTGCCAAACAATTTCCCACAGAACAAGACGCATTAAATGCAATTCACTGTGGAACAAATTTTAATAGCGCAATAAAAGTTTTAGAGCATAACTTTTTAAATGCTGTTCATTCCGCAATAATGGATACAACATGTTGGACTGGGCGAAGTCCTATCTTTGCACCATGGAACGAAAACGCATTTTTAGCTCATCTCACCGGCGTATCAAATCGTAATAGAATTGAAATTTTAAATAAACATTTAAACAAATATTTATAATAAGAAAGAATCATTATGCTAAGTATAGGAATAGTAACATTTAAAGAAAGAAAAGAATTAATTAAAGAATTAGTAAAAAGAATACGTTTAACAGTTCCAGAAACTGTTGATATTATTTTGGCTATAAATGGCAATAACGAAGAAGAAATGCCAGATGACTACAGAACAGAGATGTTAGATTTAGCAAAACAATATAAAAATATTTACCCAATATTTTGTCCAGAATTTAAAGGACTAAGTAAATTGTGGAATAATTTAGTTATTTTTAGTAAAACTGAATATAATTTTATAATTTGTGATGATGTTGTATGGGCAAATCCAAACATATACAATGATATCATAAATCATATAGAAAAAACTAAACAAGAATTTTTTACTATTCAACATGGCTTTTCTCATTTTGTGTGCACAAAATCTATTTTACACAAAATTGGTTATTTTGATGAAAGATTGTGTGGATTTGGTGAAGAAGATGCTGATATGCACTGGAGACATATTAAAATAGTAGGTCATCCAATACCAAAATTATTTGTTTCTGGAATTTATAATAATGCTGCATACAATTTAAAAAACAAAAAAATAGAAACTCATCAAGACAATAAACCGCGATTTAATAGAGAATTAGCAGAAATATTATACAAACAAAATGATATCGAAGGATTTATGACTCCATTATGTCCATTTCCTATTAAAAAAATAATACCAGATATTCAACAATATCCATACGAAAAATTCATTGCAAATAACAAACATAATATAGCTAAATTTGAAAAGGTAATTTTTGATGGATAAAATATCAATTTTTGGTGGTAATGGATTTATTGGATCTAAATTTTGTGAATTATATAAAAATGAAATCATAAAAGTAGATAAAAATGATTATATCCCAAAAACAAATAATATTCTTTATTTAATTAGTACAGTAGATAATTATAATATTCATAATAATTTACATATTGATATTGATACTAACTTAAAGGTATTAATGAATGTATTAGAAAATATCCCAAAAAATACGGATACAGTATTTAATTTTATTAGTTCTTGGTTTGTATACGGACAAAATAATGAAATTCCATTTAGAGAAGACTACTCTAAATGCAATCCAACCGGATTTTATTCTATTACAAAATACTGTGCAGAACAGCTATTGATTTCTTTTTGTCAAACGTATAATATAAAATATAGAATATTTAGATTAGCAAACGTATTAGGAGAAGGAGACACTAAAATTTCTAAAAAGAAAAATGCACTTCAATATTTAATAAAACAAATTACCGAAAATAAAGATGTTGAATTGTATTATGGTGGTCAAGTTTTACGTGATTATATTTACGTGGATGATGTATGTAATGCAATCAAACACTGCATAAGGACTGCCCCATATAACGAAATAATAAACATAGGAAGTGGCGAGCCATTTGTTTTTATTAATCTTATTAATAAAGCTATAGAATATTCAAAATCCAAATCAAAAATTATTCATATAAATCCAACTAATTTTCACAATATTGTTCAAGTTAGGCATTCTTATTTGGATATTAAAAAATTATCTTCTTATGGATATAAGAATCAATTTAGTATCGACAGCATCATACATAAGTTAGTTGATTTTTATAAAAATAATACTTGAAAGAATTTAATATGAAAAAAACAGTATATGTGACCGGATGTTTAGGATTTATTGGTTCTTATGTGACCAGATTATGCTTAGAAAAGGGATGGTATGTAAAAGGTGTAGATAAGATTACATACGCAGCAAACAAAAATCTTTTAGAAGAATTTAAAAAATATGATAATTTTTCATTTGTTCATTGTGATATAAACGATCTTAAATTTTTATACGACTGTGATTATATTATTAATACTGCAGCAGAAACTCATGTGGGTAACTCTATAGCAAACAGTGATGATTTTGTTCACTCAAATATAAATGGTGTGCACAAATTACTAGAATTAATTAAAAATTACAGACAAGAAAATGCAACAATTCCAACCCTTTTGCATTTCAGTACAGACGAAGTGTACGGAGATATTGAATCTGGTGCACATACAGAAACTGATATATTAAAACCATCAAATCCGTATGCTGCAACAAAGGCAGCAGCTGACATGTTAATTTTGGCTTGGTCTAGAACGTATAAGATACCTTATGTAATAGTTCGACCTACTAATAATTATGGTATAGGTCAATACGTAGAAAAGCTAATACCAAAAGCGTGTAAGTATTTAAAATTAGGAAAAAAAATACCATTACACAATAACGGAACCCCAATTAGAAACTGGTTGCATGCCGCAGATACCGCTGCTGCAACAATAAAAATTATCGAAGCAAATTCTAAAAATGAAATTTATAATATCTGTGGTGGGTTTGAACAATCAAATATCGATACAATCAAAGCATTATTGTACGCAAACAGCATTAATCTTGATGACATAAACCAATACGTAGATTTTTCTTGCAACAGACCAGGACAGGATGTAAGATACGCATTGGATGATTCTAAATTAAGAGCTATTGGGTGGATTCCACAAAAAGAATTCAACGCAGAAATTAAGGATATAGTACAATACTATAAGGATAAATTTATATGGTAACTAAAGAAGATTTGATCTCATTTGAAACAGAAATTGGTTCTATATTTGATGAAGGAAAAATCAAAGCACCTATACATCTGTATTCTGGTAATGAAGATTATATAATAGATATTTTTAAAGAAATTGATATACAAAACGATTGGGTTTGTTGTACATGGAGAAACCACTACCAAGGATTATTAAAAAATATTCCAAAAGAAGAATTTAAAAATAATATAGTCAAAGGTAAATCTATGGTCGCAATGATGCCAGACTATAAATTTATCTGTAGTTCTATTGTTGGCGGAATCCCATCTATTGCTACAGGAATTGCATTTTCTATAAAGTTACAAAACAAATCAAATAAAGTATGGTGTTGGGTTGGTGATATGTCTGCTGAAACTGGTGCATTCCACGAAGCATATAAATTTTCTGTAAATCACGATCTTCCAATAACTTTTATAGTGGAAGACAACAAAAAATCAGTATGCACTCCAACCGATACGGTTTGGGGAAGAAATACTCCATACTTTTTAGATAAAGAATACACTACTGGTATTTTAAAACAACCAAAACTTTACTATTATCAATACACTAATATTAAATATCCACACTCAGGAGCAGGTAAAAGGGTACAATTTTAAATATGAAATACGCCGACGAATTAAAAAAAGCAATGTTGATGTTGTCTGAACATCCAAAAACTGTGTTTATTGGACAAGCAGTATCGTATGAAGGAACTGGTTTATACGATTCATTATCTCACTTACCCAGTAATAAACGTATAGAATTACCGGTTGCTGAATATTTTCAATGCGGACTAGCAAACGGAATGGCTTTAGAAGGAATGATTCCTGTTTCTACTTTTCCAAGATGGAATTTTTTATTAATGGGAACTGATCAAATAGTTAATCATTTAGATAAATTTTATAGTATGTCTGACGGTAAATGCAGTCCAAAAGTAATTATTCGTGTTGCTGTTGGTAGCGAATATCCGGTAGATCCGCAATGTCAACACAAAGGAAATTTCACAGAAGCTTTTCGTATGATGTGTAAACATATAGACATAATTCAATTAAATGAAGCAAATGAAATTGGTCCAGCTTACGATCTTGCACTGAATAGAACAGACGGAAAAAGCACAATGCTTATTGAATTTTCTGATTATAGTAAGCTGAAATGAAAATTTTAATTACTGGCGGAAACGGTTATATTGCTAAAAGTCTTTTTGTTGGTTTAAAGCATAAGCACGAAATAACCACAATAACACGACAAGATTTTGATCTTACAGATTACGACGCAACATGTAAATGGTTTTATGAACGTTATTTTGATGTCATTATACACACGGCAATAGTGGGTGTAAATAAATTTAAACAAGAACAAAACATCATTCAACAAAATCTCTTGATACACGATAATTTATTAAAAAATAAACATCATTTTAATAAATGTATTACATTTGGTTCTGGAGCTGAAATTTTTCAATCAAATACTGAATATGGTATCAGTAAAAAACTCATCAGCGAATCTATTAAAAATGTAAATAATTGGTATAATTTAAGAATTTTTGGTGTATTTGATAATAATGAATTAAATACTAGATTTATAAAAGCAAATATTCTACGTTACATTAACAAAGAATCTATGCAAATCCATACAGATAAAATTATGGACTTCTTTTATATGAAAGATCTAATATCATTAGTTGATTATTATATTCATAACGATGCAACAAAAGAAATTAATTGTTCCTACGAGTATAAATATACTTTGTCCAATATTGCTAATATTATTAATAAATTGGATACTTATACAGTTCCGATTGTTATAGAAAATAAAAGCAAATTAGACTTTTATTGTGGTGAATACTCCGAGTTGCCAATCAAAACTGTAGGAATGGTAACAGGAATAAAAAATACATTTGAAATATTAAGAGACTCAATTAATCTAATATAAATATTAGTGGAGATTTAAATAATGCCTAAATTATGCTTGTCAATGATCGTAAAGAATGAAACTCACATCATCAAAGAGTGTTTTGATTCACTAGTCCAATATATCGATTACTGGGTAATCGTAGACACCGGTTCCACAGACGGAACACAAGAGTTAATCAAGCAGTACTTTGCAGAAAAGGGCATTCCCGGCGAACTACATGAACGTCCATGGGTAGGGTTTGGTCATAACCGTTCAGAAGCTCTTGCTCTATGTGATGGTAAAGCTGATTGGGCGTGGATGATTGACGCAGACGATTTCATCCAAGGAAATTTTGAATTCCCCTCTGTAGGTGTGCCACGTGGCACGTACTGTAGGCGCACGTAACGTAGGCATCGAACCGGTAGAAAAGTATAAGCGAGACGCAGAGCTATTGGAAAAGGCTCTTTTAGAAGAACCAGAGAATGTTCGGTACCAATTCTATCTCGCCCAAAGTTACTTTGATTCTCAACAATGGGAAAAGGCAGAAGCCGCTTACATTAAACGAGTCCAAATGGGCGGTTGGGAAGAAGAACAGTATTACGCGGCTTATCGTATTGGTATGTGCCGTGGTCTACAAAACAAGCCTTGGATTGAAATTCAACAAGCATTTTTGGAAGCTTGGGAAATCCGTCCAAACCGGGCAGAATCTCTACACCAGATTGCAAAGATCTACAGACTTATGGGCCATCCTCGTTTAGGATTCCTATACGCCAAGATGGCTGCAGAAATCCCGTTCCCATCAGACGACATCTTATTCGTGTCTGAAGACGTGTACAAGTACGCAATTCTGGACGAAATCGGGTCAACCGCATTCTACGCAGGGAAGCCCCATATGGGATACGCAGCCTGCAAGAAGCTACTAACTGAAAACCGGTTACCAGAGTCTGAAGTGGATCGTGTTCAAAACAATCTAAACCAATACTTAAAGTTCTTTGAAGACACTAAGCAAATGGAAGTTATTCATCAAATGAACGAACAAGTACAAAAGCAGAGCGAAAAAAGAGATCACAAACCTGCAAATTTCCCTGCCCAGCTACCAAAAAGAAACTTTAAACAACGAAAAGTAGCAAGTCGATAACTGATAAATACTCGTATGACAGCAAAATACGACTTATCGATCAATAAAGGTTCTAATTTTGACCTCTGGATTCAATACTTAACAGACGGAAATACCGGAGTTAATTTATCGTCTTATACTGCAGAAATGCAAATAAAGCGATATAGAGGTGCCGATTATCCTCTACTGTTTGTCAGTAGCAAAGGACTGACGTACGGGTATACTGGTGGATTTACCACCGGTATTGCTGGTATTGGTGGGATTACTTTAAATAAAAAATACGACGGAACAGGACTGACTGGAGGAATTTACATCACTTTAGATCCTAATTCCACAGAAGCTCTACCGTATGGAAAATATTTTTATGATTTAGATCTAGTAATAGGCACTACTTATTCACAAAGACTTATTGAAGGCCGAGTTTCTATTGAAAACGGAGTAGTGCAATGAAATTAAAAATAAGAGAATCTTACGACAAGATCTCTTATTTTGATGAAGTAAACGAAGAGTTTAATCATTTAAAAATAAAAATAATCAAAGTGATAAAATATATTATTTTATATTCGGATGATTAAATGAAGATTAAAGTACGAGAAATAATAAACAGTATCATTCCCAAGTATGTTTACACTGGGACAAAAAATGTATTTAATTTAAACATAACAGATCGTTTTAAATATTTAATATTACCGGTACGTATTGTAGCACCGGTCGTATCGGGACCAAATACTAATTTTTTACTTTTTTATGATGGCGGAACCGGTCCGTGGCCATGGAATTACGACATAAGAGTGATGCCGGGAAGAAATGACGTGGCAGCGTTTAATGCATTGGGTGCACAGCGCATGCCGTTCACTCAATTATCAGATCCCTATTATTTGTGGGTAGAAGACGGATTACCCGGGCAAACAACCGGATGGACAAATACTACACCTGCTGGATCGTTGCGCTACGGCGAAGACTACGACACTAGTGCTTTTAATTTCGTAACCACAAGAGAAATAAATGGTTTGGTTCGTGCTTTAGTCCTGCAAGGAGTAACTGCAAGTGATACTAAGTATATTTACATAAATTGGTTTGAAGGCCAACGAGATATTGGTCATTATGGTTTTGGTACCATGACTGGTCCATCAGATGCTGTGGATCTGGTTACTTTTGACAGCGGAACTAGTTATGTGGAACAACCAAGAGGGGTAATATCACAAAATAATCAAGGAAAAACTCAAAAACAAAACTTTACAGAATTATCAAACACTATTGCAAAAGTTTTTGATGGGGGCACAGGAACAGATGGAGTGTATTTCCAAGGATTAAGATATTATTTCCCTAATTGTAAATTTGGCGTGTACAACTGGCCTACATGGAACTATTATTTTAGTGATGGTTTGAATAATCTTAATATAACAAATGGCGATTTACAAAACAGAATAAACTTTTATGCGGACGCATTTGTTAATGGTATGAGTGCAGCATTAAATTCGTTTGATATGCTTATGCCTTCTTTTTATTCTGCTCTTAATTCTCCTTATTGGAATCGCGTACGCAACATACAAGGTATGTCTTTGTGTGTGGCTATCAATAATAAATTAACACAACAAGGAAAACCTACTAAAAAAATCATTCCGTTTGTTTGGCCACAGTATGACACAATTGCTACGGGTACTCCATACCAAGACATATCTTATGCGGGTACTCCTTACGATTACGATTACATTCCACCATTCACTATAATGACTAATGATGATATGAGCTATGAAGCATTAGATCCTATAGTTTCTGAAGGAGGAGACGGTGCTACTGTCTGGCTTGGTGGTGCTTACAGAACCTTGCAAATAATGGGAAGAGCAGTTGATGGCCAGTACGAAGACGCAGCTCCACAAGCAGATTTTAGAAAATGGCCATTTTTACATCCCGGGGGGTCAACTGCTGGTATTAATCAATGGTCTGATAAATCCCTATACAGACAAGCAATCTCTGCTCACTACAATTACACCCGAGGTGTTTGTTTAGGAATAACAGGAAATCGTTGGTGGTGGGCGTCTGCTGGCACAACTACGGCTCCTTCTGCAGCGGAAACGTATACGCCACCAGAATGGTTGCCGTTAGGTATTTCTTTGGCACCTTATGGCAACAAAGTTGCGTACACCAACGGTACCTCGGTTACTGGAGCAACTTCTTCTGATGCCACACTAAATATTATACGTGAAGTGCTGGAGGACAGTAAATACAGAATGCTTACCGAGTTCATAGACCTGTGGAACACAAAATATAATGGATAAGTTTAAACAATATTTTAATTCACCTAAAAAAACCAACACTAAACCCAGTATGGGTTATGTGGAAGGTCAATATGAAATTGGTTCTACTTTTACGTTAACACAAAATTGGGAGTCGTATCAAGCAGGTTGTGAATTTATTTTAACAGAAGAAACCTCAAAAACGGCACCATTAAAAGCAGGTCTTGGTATATTTAAAGGGTCTTTTAAAGATAATACCGGAAAAGTAATAAACATATTAGGATCAAAACCTAAACTACAAGAACTGTTTACTTTTAAACCAAAACCCGCAGAACCAAAACTACAACAACAACCGACTCCGGTTTATATTGTGGAAAAACAAATAGTAAACCCGGATCCACAAGTTACCAAAGAATTAGTAGAAAAAATAGTGGAACAGATGATTCTTGCTGGCCCACAGGGTCAAATGGGTCTTAGAGGTCCTGCTGGTCCACCAGGTCCTCCCGGACCACCAGGTGCTGTTGTGGTTGCTGAGAGTGCAACCCCTTCTAGTGTTGCTGGTGCTCAACTTTCTGCTTTTGATTTTGGTGGCCTGAAATCGGAAACAAATCCCAGCGTTTTGATCGACTTGGGAACCATATAAATAGTATAGAGAATCAATAAAAAATGAGTTTACAGTTTAGAAAAGGTCCAAACGAAGATCGTATTAAGGTAGTCCCTAAACCGGGCGAACCTATATGGACTACTGATACCAAGAAATTTTATATTGGTGACGGAGAAACCACTGGTGGCGTTTTTATAGCCAGTGGTACGGGTCCTACCGGGCCTATGGGTCCTCAAGGCCCAAGAGGCATGATGGGTATTATGGGTCCAGACGGCCCACAAGGCCCAGAAGGCCCCCAAGGAGAACCGGGGCCACAAGGAATTCCGGGTGTAAAGGGCGAAAAGGGTGATCGTGGTGTACAAGGGCTGCAAGGCGAAGCTGGTCCTATGGGCGAACAAGGACCTAAAGGTGAAGACGGCCTTCCCGGAGAACAAGGACCAAAAGGCGCAATAGGTCCACAAGGCCCAGCAGGACCACAAGGACCAAAAGGCGATCCGGGTTCTCCCGGAGTACTGTCTGCTAACTACCCATTAGTTTTGGATGAAGGCGAAATATCGTTTGATGGTAAAAAATTCAAAGAAGAAATTACCAGTCTCGTAAAAACCAAACTAGACGCCCAAACCGTAGCTCAAAACTTTCAGTGGTTGAATACCGGCTCGGTTGGTGGAGGTGCTGTTGGAATTTACAATAATGGTGCTCGCGTAATCAAATCGGTTAATGACATCAATTTTAAAGGTTCTGGTGCAGTAGTATCCAGAAAAGGCAAACAGGTTGATGTTGAAATTGATAACAAAATTGGAAGAATGGTTTATAAATTCACTACCAGAAAAATTCCTGGTCTTGGTGAGTTTACTTTAGACACATCCGATTGGACAGATACTACAGGTTCCACCGGTACTGCATTTTTCCCGTGGTTTCGTGTGAACGCTCTAAAAGATTATATAAACAATCCTACCGGAACACAGTTTCCTTCAAACGAAAATCCAGTAGTTGTAACGTATGAAGACTACTGGAATTGTTTAGATTCGGTTGACACTAGTTATAACGATCCTGCTTACGGCAGCAATATAAATCTTACTGCATTTTTAGGATTAGTTTACATCACAGAATTAGACAATCCTGATGCCGAGCCTATGCAGTTGTGTGTTCACGCAAACACATACGCAGATGGTGTAACTGGTGGTTTGATACCATGGAGATATCCTGTTGATCCTACATTAGGCTGGAATTCTTGGTCACCAGGAATAAGTGGCAGCTATCCCACACTGTTTGACGCAAATTTTGATGGTGTTGTAAATAGTGCTGATGCTACAACAATTGCGAATTACGGTTATTATGCATACGGTTGGGGTATTACTCCGGGTGGTGGTGAACGGGCAACATCAACCACAGGCCAATTAAATCCTAGATTTGTTGAAGGTAAAGACTATTACATTTGGATTGTTGCACCTCACGTAGATTCCGTAAAAGATAATTTAGCAAGAGTGGTACATTCTGTTAGTGGTGGTGGCGGTGGTGGTGGATTTACTTACACCTCAAACACACCAGCGTACTCTCCTATAGTTGGTGATCGTTGGATGGACTCAGATACTGGTGCAGAATACGTTTGGATTGACGACGGCAATAGTTCACAGTGGATTCAACCAACTTACACGTTCCAAACAAGCAGTCCTGTGGTGTCTCAAACTGTAACTATAACAGGAGCCACTTACGCAGCCAATTCTGCAGACTATTACATTGGTATAAGTTACGCTGGTCAATCGGTAATCACTCTGCCTTCAGGACCACAAACAGGTAGACAGATTACGGTAAAAGACGAGTCTGGCCACGCTGGAGACAACATTAATCGTTGGATCACTATTTGCGGGGCCAGTCCAACCAAGATAGACAATCAAGACACCGCAATACTAAACATAAGTAATGGCGCACTACAGTTTATATACAACAACGGATGGAGAATCATATGAGTTACCTGTTTAACAACGAAGTGGGATTTGTTGGTAATGCGGTGGACGCTTTCAATCGTCTGAGAATCAGTCAACCATTCACTTTGTTTGACAGCCAACACCGATACCAGTTAAGCGATAAATGGGATACTTTTTCAGCAACAGGAGGATACGTCGATTACCTTCTAAACGAAAGTGTAAAAGTTTTAGGTGTAACTTTAACTGTGGGCTCTAAAACTACTTCAGAAACTAAACGAGTTTTTGCTTATCAACCCGGCAAATCTTTACTGATAATCAACACGTTTGTGTGGCCAACAAAAATTCACGGATTACGAAGACGTGTAGGCTATTTTGGAATTACTGGTGGAGCAACCGCAGGCATCCCGTACAACGGCGTGTATCTAGAACAAAACGGATTAACGTTAAGCATAAATTTAGCGTCTGGATCTTTAAACACCACTCTTTCCGCCAATCAGTCTGACTGGAACGGCGACAAGTTTGACGGTACTGGAGCTTCTGGCAGAACTATAGACACCAGTAAAGGTAACATTTTCTGGACAGACATAGAGTGGCTGGGTGTTGGAGACGTACGCACAGGATTCTTTGTGGACGGACGGCCAGTGATTGCTCACACGTTCCATAACGATAACACACATCCAACAGCGTATATGACTACTGCGTGTTTACCGTTACGCCACGAAATTGAAAATTTAACCGGATTAACTGGTAGCCACATAACAAAACAAATTTGTTCCACCGTGATGAGTGAAGGCGGGTACGAAGGATTCAGCCGAAGATTTAACGTTACCAAAAACGGCTCTACATTAACCGACTTAACAACTGCAGGCACTCAGTATCCCATCATTGCTATACGTCTGCCAGCAAACCGTTTAGACACAGTTGTTGTTCCGTCCAACATAAGTATAGTGGTAGAGCCTGGTACAAACAACAAACCACAAACGGTTCAGTACAGAATTTTGTTGAATCCCACACTGACTGGTGGAGGATTTACTGCTCACTACAATGGAAACGTGGAGTACAACATAGGAGCAACCAGCGTAACAGGCGGTACAGATGTTATTGGTGGATACATTAGTAGTAGTAGTTCATTTTCTTTGAGCGATATAAACGATTTTAATTTCCAATTAGGCCGTACTCAAACCGGTGTTAGCGACATTTTTTGTTTGACTCTTACGCCTATAGAAGCCGGAACTGACATTACCGCAGATCTGTCTTGGTTCGAGATCATATAAATATTTTTAATCCATGCCATTAAATTTTCCATCATCTCCTGCGGTAAATGAACAGTACACGTTTGGTGGTCGTACTTGGATTTGGAACGGTTCTGCATGGGACTCTTATAATCCAGAAATTACCGCTTACGTTTCTGCGGTTAACGGATTTACTGGTGGGATTACCCTTGCTGCAGGATCTGGTATCACTTTAACCGGTTCTACAAAAACCATAACAATATCAACAACAGGTGGTGCCGGTGGTGTTGGGGCAACAGGTCCTACAGGTCCTCAAGGAAATACTGGTGCCACTGGTCCGGTTGGTAATTACGTGATATCGTTTAATGGAGCAACCGGGATAGTTTCTGGTGTGAATTCTGTTAACGGATTAACAGGAAATGTGAATGTAGACAGGCTAATCAATGGGGCTTCTGTACTTAGTCTTGGAGCCACAGGAA